GGAGGGTGCGGCAGCGGCTGGCATCTCCACCAACCCACCTCGCTCGGCCAGCTCGGCGTTGGTGCGGGTCTGGCCCTTTTGGAACCAATCTCCCCTGGCAGTCCATTCGTTGTCGCCCGTTTTTTCCCAGAAGATGCCGGCATCGGCGCCAAACTCGCTTGGGCGCATACGCGCACCCACCGGCATGGCTGCGAGCTCTTGTTGCAACTGATCCCGAGCACGCGCTTGCGCTTCGGCCGCTTGCCGCTTGCCGTCCAACAAAATGTCACCACGGGCGGCCTTCATCTCTGCGTCTAGCAGATCCATGGCCTGCTTGATGGCGGCCTTCCCTTGATCGTCAGCGGCCTGGTAGCTGCTCACCAGATCGTTCCAGCGCTTCACCAGGGCGTTGTAGCGTTCGCTCGCGCTGGGAGGCGCGGCCGCCACCTTGTCGGCGGTGAAGAGCTTGTTCCCGGCGAAGGGGTCGGCCTTGCCGGCATCCGAAGCCGGCGCGGGCTCGGCCTGGGCAGCAGGGGCGGCGCCTGTGGGGCCGGCCCCCTGCGCTGCCTGCATCGCCTTCAATTCGGCCCGCATGCCCTTGAGTTCGCTTTGCAGGATCAGGATCTTCTCGTTGATCTCGTCCGCCTTGGCGAAGTTGAAGGCGGCGCGCGCTTTCCGGGCCTGCTCTTTCAGGTTCTCCAGCTTCTGCTCTGCGCGGCCGATCTCGTCCTGAAGCCGCGCGATCGGCGTCTTGGCGCGCGCGAGGGGCGGCGCTGGGGCGGCCTGGGGCTCGGTCGCGCGTTCGAGCATGTTCGACACCACCGGGCGCAGCTTCTGCTTGTTCGTGTCGCTGATGTGCTCCCACATCACAGCGTCCGGCAGCTTGACGCCCGCCGCCTTCATCGCCGCACGGCGGCCGGCTGGAGTGAGTGCATTCCACTGCGCGGCGCCGTCGTCCGCTGGCCGGCTCGCCTCTGCCGGCACCTGCTCGGGCGCGGGGGCCTGCGCTACCTGCTGTGCATCTGTAGTTGCACTATCGGTTGCAGATTGTGCAGGTGCTGCGGCGGCCGCATTGGCAGGGGCGGACTCGAATTTCGCAAGAGTTGCGCGGGCAGTCTCCAGCAACACACTAGCCGGAAAGTCATCGGCTTTGGCGATCTGCTTGCGGATAGTTGCTGCCTGCAGCGGACGGCCGATTTCTTCAAGGCGGGCCGCAATGGCTTCCATTTCAGCAGACCATTCAGGGGTTCGGTCGCCAGCCGGCTGCTCGGCAAGCAGCTTGCGAGCCTCCGCCGCCGTTTCCTCGGCCAGTATTTCGTCGAACATCGCGCCCAGGTCGTCCTTCGCCGGTTGCGAAGTATCCTCCTTCACCGTGAGCTTCTTGACGCGCTTCGTCTTCTTCGCCTTTAATTCCTCGACGATCTTCTCGCCGGTCGACTTCGTTTCGGCTGGCTTTTTGGCTACCGCCGTCTTGCCCCTATCTTCGCCTCCTGCCGGCTCAGCACGCCCAGCTTCACCACCTTGCTCGCCCACCGGCTCATCGGTGCGTACTTGTGCACCAGCGCCTAGCTCTCTGGCAGTGACTCCACCGCTGCCTTGAGCGCCTTCGGGTTGCTCGACAACTCCCGCACCAAGCTGGTCAGCGCCGGGTAGGCGCGGCGTAGTTTCGCCGCCCGGAGTTCCGCTTGCATTGGCGGTAAGGATTTCACCGCTTCCCGTGCCGCCTCCAAGTCCTGCGCCAGCTTCATTGACTCCATCATCCTGTACCTCGCGTGTTGCCGCTGTCGCGGCCATTTTTAGCACATTGGCGGAACTTATCTGCGGCGCTCCGAACATATCCAGAGTGCGCGGGTCGCCCAGCGCCTCGATCTTCTGGTAGTAGAGCTCGATGAATGCCGCGATCCGATTTGGCGAGCGCAGATTTGCATCCAGGAAGGCCAGAACTTCGACCAACTCTGGAGACAACTGATCGAACATGCGAGCCTGTGCAAGAAAATCCGCCATGCTCAGGCCGTTCTTACGCATTGTCTCGATTTCTGCCACGGCCTTGATGAGCGTGGCCGTCACATCCATGTCGCGCGCAGCCCCGGCAGCCATCATGTCCTTGACCCTGGCCACCTTTGGCGCCGCACGGATCAGCGCCTTTGACAGGTTGGCCATACCTGAATCAAGCGACTCGACCAGGCGCCCGAAGACCGATGACTCTCCATAGGCGCGATGAATGATGGCGTTCCTGATACGGCGCATTCCGACCTGTGAAAGACGACCCTCTCGATCCAGCACTTCGGAGCGTTCGTTTGCTGGGAGTGCATGTACGAAACCGCGCAGAAACGGCTGATTCTCTGGTGATTCGAGATCGCCATGTTCTCCGATGACCAAGCTGGACACGTCTGGCAATATCCGCGCGTCGTTGCGAGCGACCTCCTGCGCAGACATACGCATCGAGCCACCCGCGTTCGACATCTTGCCGATGTCGGGGCGCGCATTCACCGCGTCGTCGTAGAGACGCACAAGAACAGGTGCTTCCTTGCCGGTGATGGATTCCACCTGAATGCCGAACGTGGCCGCATCTTCCATCAGCCGGTCCATGTAGCCGCCGGGCTGGCTGGCTGTGCCGATCTTGTATGCCTCCTGCAATCCTGCCATGCGACCGTTGGTAAGCGCGACGATCTGTCCGGGCTGTGGGTTGCCGTAGTCTGGATTGCCGCGTCCTGTAGCATCATGTGAGGCAAGCACTGCGTTGGCATCTACCACGGCATAGCGGAAGTCAACCTTGGCGCCATCTGGCAGCGTGATTGTGCCTCCAGTACCGATGTCGCCTTGATCCAGTGCACCATCTGCGTTGTCCTTGATGGACACCAGCGGGGCGCCAACGTCGGCAATTGGCGAAGCCCCCAGGCGGTCGAAGTCGGGCGCGTTGGCGATGGACTTCATCTGCACGACGGATGCCGCCGTTCCACGGTCGCGGTTCTGCATTTGCAGGTCGGGGTTGGTATCGACCGGAGGCGGTGCGGGTGGCGTGGACGGCGGCTGGCCGGTGGGTTCCTGTTGGGCGTCAGCCAGGGTTTGTCCTGCGCGTGAAATTAGACCTGCATCGCCGGTACTGTGCGCTTTGTTGTAGTTGTGGGCTGTTTCAATACTTGATTGCCCGGCGCCCATGAACCCTTCCATGACGGCATCGGATACGTTGCCTTTACCTGTTGCAGCGACCTCTCCGAGGTATTCGCCACCACCTTCCCCGAAAGTTTCAAGCATCAGGCCGGTAGACGCGCGCCCAGCCTTCGCCGCCGTCGAGAGTTCGGCTTTCGCTGCCGCATTTCCTGCGGCCTTGGCCGTTGCGAGCAATTCAGAGTCTGTGGCGAGCGCCGCCTTGATTGCCGACGCGCTGGTGACATCGACGCCGGCATCCAATAGAACTTTGGCTTCAGCCATGGCGCCCGCCTTGACTGCCGCCCCGCCAATCAGCTTCATGGCTCGGCCACCAATGCCAAGAGTCGCCAGATCGATTCCGGCAATCACCGCACCCTTTGTCGCCCCCTCATGTATGGCCTCGCTGCGCTCTTTCTCGGTGAAGCCTCTATCGGCCTTTTCCATGGCCTTGCTGCCGGTCTCGATCATGGCGTTACCGAGGAACATACCACCGAAGGCGCCAACAGCCGTGCCGATGGCCGTGCCGATGCCAGGAGCAACCATGGTTCCAACAACTGCACCGGCCTTTGCGCCGGCCATCCCGCCAGCCAAGATTGGAGCCGAATTGGGCAACTGCTCTACCATTGCCTGCGCGGCACCAGTCGGGTTCGCCCATGCCGCTGCCGCAAAGTCGCCTATGGCATCAAGCAAGCCTACGTCATCTTTCTCCCCCTTTGACTTGGCAATCCGTGCCGCGTAGTCGCGCATGAATTCCGCATTTTCCTTGGCCTTGGGAACGGCTGCATTGCGTTTCGCCGTTTTCTCTACGGTGCCAAGGTCTCCAGCGTAGGTTGCAGCAGTCGCCTGCGCTGTTCTACCAACGTTTCCTACGCCAGTCGTGAAAGAATCGACAAAACCCGCCAGGCCAGAAGCCTCTGCCGGTTCCGGCTCTGTAGCGAAGCCCTCAACCGGCCGGAGTTCCTGCTGCGACGGGATGCGCCAGCCGAACGAGTTTTTCTTCGGCTTGTCAGGGATGTTTTCGGGTGGAGTATCAATGTCAAAGATGCGCGCCATTGGCGTAGTCCCCTACTGTAGGTGGCAGCCTGTTCTGCAAAAGCGGAATGCGGTTACTGCTCAGGGTAATAGATTCTGGTCTTCCCGACACCCTGTTCCACCCAGGCTCCGATCTCCTTGGACCAGACCGCTCCAGCGGGAACGTTCGCATCTTTACCGCGCTTAGGCGGCGCCTCTTTTCCTGCATGCGCTGTTTTCTTAAGCGGTGGTGCTTTGCCAAAAAACTTGATCCCGGCATCCGAGGCGGCCTTTTGCGCCTTGGCCGCACTCTCATTGTTGTCAGACTTGATTGGTTCCAGGTCAAGCAGGTACTTGACGCCTTCAAACTCGACGCCGCGCCACTTGTTGCCTTCGGAGTCCGTGAATTGGGTTTCCTGTAGCAACCCATCGGCTAGTCTGGCGGCAATGTTGGCCGCTGTGTTCGTGTCCAGCCGCCTACCGGCTTCGGCGCCCTGGTTAGATTGCACAAGCTGCGAGCCCAACGTCAGCGCACGACCGACAGTCTGTCTAATTTCAGGATTCATGGAGTCCATGTCTGACACTTTATAGAGCCCCATCACGGTGGTGCGCAGGGCGTCAGTGGTCTTCTTGTCAAGCGGGGCCGCCTCACCCGCGCCTTCACCACCCACCGTCGATATGACCTCGCCGCCACGAGTGATGACAAGCTGTTTGGGGCGTCCTTCACCCATGTCGAGCTGGGTGACCTTGGCTTCCTCTGGTTTAGCTGGCTCCCTGTATTGAGCTTTTGCAGACTCGGTGCCCTTGGCGACTTCAATTGCCTTAGCGGTGTCGAGATTTGCCTTCCATACCTCCTGTGCCCGCTGCGCTTCCAGCTGACGCATGGCGCTCGGATCAAAGAGCTGGTTGACCAGGCCGCGCATCTCGGACGCATCCTTGACATGGTGCTCGAACGGTTTGCCGTCACGTCCAGTTCCCTTCAGCGTGTAGCTTCCGTTCTGGTTCGTGATTGCTTCAAGAGTGGTGCCGTCATCTACCATTTCAGAGAAGATTCGCACATAAGGTGAAAAGTCCTTTCCGCCGGACAGTACGTGCTCGCGGTCAGCCTGCTCGCGAAGATTCGAGCGGATTATGCCCCGAACCTCGGCCGCCTTATTGAATGCCTGCGTGAAGGAATCAATATCCCCACGCTTTGCAGCGCCCGTCATGACGCTTTCGTATCCTTTCAGAAGCCGCTGTCCATGCGCCATCATGGTCGGCGTCTTGGGTGCCTGCGAAAGGCCACTTTCCTGCGAAAGGCCGCTTGGTTGCCCTCCAGGTTGCGTCATGACAGCATCAACCTTCTGCGCGGCAGCCAATCCAGGCGTTGCTTGCTGCCAAGGCATGACCTGCTGTCCGGGCGTGGCCTGCTGTCCGGGCGTGGCCTGCTGTGCCGAGTCAGACATGCCAGTCCGAGCATACGGAATAATCGGCGACTGTTGCGGCGTTGCGTCGCCCATGCCGGTCACGAAGTCGGCGCGCAGTGCTTCTTTGTCATCGCGCACCCGATCCTGATCCTTCCATTCCAGGCGCCGTCGATCACGCTCTTCATTCTCAAATTCGCGGTCATCATAAATTGCCTTACCCTTGGCATAGCCGGCCACGCCGGCGCCTAGGGCGGCAATCGCATTTCCGAGGCCATTGCTCATCGATTCACCCTCTGCATTTCTATTCCAAGCATGGCGTAATTCACATGGCGATAGCCGTCCATATCGACCTGGATGGCCTCTGGAATGAGTTTCTCGATCTCATCGGCCATCACGCCGCGCCAGCGCGTATCATCGCCCTTGAAACTAAATTCATAGATTCCAAAACCACGATCAGATTCCCCGACCTTGACTACATGCTCCTTGAGCCTCGGATCTGAGAACAGTGCCCCAGCTCCCATGGCCAATTGTCCTATGCCTTCAATGGCACCCCCGCGTTGATTGGACATCTGTGCATTGGAGATATTGAGCTGCTGCTGTGCGCCCATGATGCTGCCCAAGCCACTGACATACTGCTGCTGTCCCTGTCCGATCATCCCTGCCGCTGTAGCCTGACCAGCCAACATTTGCCCACTTGGCGCCATCTGGTTTCCGACCGCTGAATTACCCGACTGGTTAGCCATGGAGTAAGCGCCTTGCGAAACCCCAGGAAGGCCCCTGAAAACACCCGATACGTCTAGCTTTTTGGCGAACCCGAGATTCTTTTCCGACTCTCGTGCATTGTCCATGGCGCCAGCAGTCGCGGCAGCGTTTGCAATGCTACGGGCAGAAGTTAGTCCCGCGAACCGGCCAGAGTTTGGATTGACCCCCATCCCAGCCATGGCGCGATCCTGCTGAGCCTGCTCGGCCGCCTGCTGTTTCTCAATGCCGCCACGCACCCGGCCCGCAGCCGCATCCTGAGCAGTCTGACCGCCGGACGCCATTGCCTCTTGTTGAAGCGCAATGTCGACTGGACGGCCGTATTCCTTCATGAATTTGGTGTAGTCGTTGCCTTGCTCAATGGATTGAGCCATCAAGTCGGTTTGCGCCTTCACAACTGGATCGGATACAGCGCGATTCAGGTCATACTGGCGCTTCGTCTCAGCAAGTTGATCCTGCCCGAGCTTGGCCATGAGCTCGGCAGATTCCTTTGACGCATTGGCGAACGGCGCATAGTCAGGCGCAGCAGCACAAGCACAATCGCAGTCGAATAATCCGCTCATCAGTTTCTCCGCGAAAAGCCCCGTCCTTTAGGGCGGGGAGGATGTTAAGCCACCATCCTGATCGGTATGAATTTTCCAGGCGTGCGGCCTCTCACTGTGCGCACAGTGGCGCCCGTAATGCGCTGGATGATGCCGCTTAAGATGCCCATGTTGTAATGGTAGGATGCAGCGCAGGATGCTTTGAACTCGGGCGTATTATCCGCGAGCAACATGCAGGAACCGTAGCACAGATGCACTACTGGACAGACCGAGCAGTTCTTGCGAGTTGGCCACGGATGTGCCGCCAGCTTGACATCTTCCAGACGATCTACCGTTCCGATTGCATGACCAGATCCAGCACCGACGTTCTGACAGGTCAGCACCGTCCCCTTGAGATCAACGGCGAGCTGATCCTTCCGATCCATGCCACACACCTGCTGCGATCCAGCCAAAGGCTTGCCAACAACAAGTGACTCCACGAACTGTTGCGCGCTCCAGGCGATACGCGGAAAGGCAAAGGCCAGTCCACTGGCTACTTGATCGTGCATGCTGCGCTCCAGTGCGCTCAGTTCTCTCTCTGTCCATGCCGCGCCTACGTAGTCTGTCACGACATCCTCGACGTTCACCTTGACTTCTCGACCCATGCGCTCCCAGAACCAGTTCGCGATGGAGAATAGATCATGATTGCCAGGGGTGATGACGGTATTGAACGAAAAGCGCTCTCCGAACAGATCTGCAACAGCCCGAATGACTTCAGACCAGTCGCTTTTTGCAAACGGGTCCTCTCCGCGCCGCGCCTGGCCCGGTCCGTCGTGCGATACCGCAATCGAAAATCCAAGCTCGTGCATCCAGTGCGCTCGCTCCAGCGTCAAGAGTGTTCCATTGGTAACGATTGACAGGCGCGCCAATGGGAACTTTTCACGCAGTGTCGGTGCCAACATCTTGATTTTTTTCCAATACAGCAGTGGCTCGCCGCCCCAAAACTCGATCTTGTGCGGCGGATCAGTGAGCCAGCTGTCGAGCCCATCCAGAAATTCCTGTGCATCAGCTCGCGATGTTTTGTCTTCAACCTGCCCACCCTGCGAGCAGTAAGAGCACGAATAGTTGCATCCAAGCCCCAGTTGAATCTTCAGGATACGCGGCTGGACCTTCCCCAGCATCGGCGCGGCAGACGAGAACTGTTCCTGCCCGTTGTCGGTCGGAACGCCGAGAAGATATTGGTTGTAGCCAAAGGCCGACAAGTCTACCAATTCACCATCAGGGCCGCGCAGCGCGCAACCGTCCGTCTCGTAGATGAAGTCGCCCTGATCTGTATTTACCGTAAATTGAGCCATCTGGCGTGCTCCTTGAGTTGGCCTAAGATCAGGCGGTCGCTTCCGTCTGGCATTCCTCCACGAATTCTGCCTTCCTCGATAAAGCCGATTCGGCGCATGAAATCAATCGCCTCCTCGTTGTCAGATCGGCACGTCGCTGTAATGCGACGAACCCCAAGGTCGCAGTAGGGGTATCGGTGAATCTCGCGCAGGAAGGCTCGATTTACCGTGGTATCGCAGGCGATGTGTCCTGTCACATCATACCCGCGCCAGTTGTCGAAAACCACTCCAGCAATGATGCGCTGGGTGAATCCGTCAGACGCCAGTAGACCTATCGCATGAAATTGACCGCCTGGTACATAGCCGGTTCGCGCCGCCACCCATCCGGCGATCAGATCGTGGCGGTCGAGCAGTAGGGCGGCGCTCATCGGCAGGGCGGAGCAGTCCGCATCAAATGCCATCCAGCGCCGCGATCACACTGCGGCAGTGGGTTAATACATCGGCGATCGTCAGCAGCGCCGGGAGACTGTCTTTGCCGCCGATGCGCAAGCCCTCGATGGCGGGGCCGACGACGTTTGCCCAGACGTCCCCGGTGATCTTGATGCGATCCGCCGTTTGTTTGATGGTCAAGCCGGTGCGCAGCGCCTCTTGAGCGATCCACGGGTAGGGCGTCGTGCTTGCCGGATAACCGGCGGCGATGTATGCCTGTGCTTGGGCGTATTTGGCGGTGTAGGTGGCCTCCTGCCCCGGCACGGTGGTGAGGTATCGCGCGCGGGCGCGGCCTGCGGCGGCGTCAATTTGATCGGCAGCCCAGGCGCGGCAGGCCGCGACATCGGCGAATTTTGAGAGATTAAGTTGCATCGACCACCGCCATGAAATCCAGATCGGGGAAGTGCTGCACGGTGACCACATACTGCCCGGCGGCTTCAAACGTGAGGGCGACCGGCGTGCCATCGCCCACGCTGCTGCCACCGACGGGGCCGGAGACCATCACCGTCGCGCCAGCGCCGACATTTGCGAGCGTCACGGCATCGGTCGCATCAGCCTGCACGGTAGTTTTATCTATCGTCACCGGCGATGCCGGACGCGGCACTGCTTCGGCTGCGCCGGTAGGGTCGCTGATGAAGTCATTCGGCCCCGCTGTACCTGCAAAAACCAGCTCGCCCGACTGCGCCTGCAGGTCAATCATTTGGCCAGGCGCGATGCCGGTGCGCAGGATTCGCCCTGCGGCATCGCAGACGACGAAAGGGAGGGCTGAGAGAGATACGTTTAATAGTATTTTCATTTTTAACTCCAAAACAACAATAGCTCCGCGATCACATCAAGAGTTTCAGCTTATTTTTTCGTTTGTATTGCAAGTAAAGAACGATTGAGCACTGAATATTCATACCCTAAACCATTGAAATAAATTGCATAGGTATGCGTTCCCGCGCCTGGCAAATCGGAAACGCCAACAGACCAAGTGAACTCGTTTTTATTTGAATCGTCCTGAAATATAACAACCCCATTTCTCGTAATACGAATCTGGGTCGAATGGACTCCGCCATCTACAGATCCCCCAACAAGGCTGGCGGAGACGAAAATAGGAGCCCCGGCAATGGCTGTAATGCTTAGGCTCTGTACGTTTCCAGAGTAAATTGAAAGAGAAGTGGATGTGTAGCTGGATACTGGAATCGTCACCGCCTGGTTTTGAATTTTCAGCGTGCTTACAGCAAGGTCGTTAATCTTCGCGGTGTCAACAGCCAGATCGGCAATCTTCGCCCCCTGGATCGTCGCATCGACAATCTTGGCATTCGTCACCGTGGCATCGGCGATGGCCGCATTACCCGCCGTGATCGAATTCGCCGCCATGTGGCCGGCCTGCACCTGCAATGCCGCGATCTTTGGAGCAGTCAATGCGGAATCCTGTATCTGATCTGTGCCAATGACGCCAGTACCGGTCACACTTCCGCCGAAGGTTCCTGTTGCCGCGCTCAGCGATCCCGAGAAGGTTCCTGTTGCTCCTGACAGTGAGCCAGAAAACTCCGCGCTACCACCAATGCGTAGCAGTGACCCATTCCAGTCCAAATAACCACCGGCAGGATTACCCAAATAGAATTTGTACGCGCCTCCTGTATAGCCCATCCAGAATCCAATTCCACTGGCGTATGCGATATTTCCGCTACGAATAAATCCAAACTGGTCAAGCGTGATCGTTCCGGCCGTCAGGTTGCCCATGTTGGCGCTGACGGCTGACAGATCGGCGACGCTCAGATGTGATGCGATGATCGCTCCGGCCGCGATCCTGTCGCCAGTGATCGACCCCGCCTGAATTTGTGCTGCCGTGATCGCATTCGCCTGAATGTGGGCCGCCAGGATTGACCCAGCCAGAATGTGTATCGACGTGATCGCATTCGCCTGAATGTGGGCCGTCGAGACTGCCAAAGCCTGAAGTTCTGACGACGAGATAGCGTTCGCCTGAATGTGTGTTCCTGTCAGCGCGTTCTCAAGCAGGTTGAGCATCGGCGTGTTGTCGGTGGCTGTGTAGCCATACACTCCGGCCTGCCCCACTCCGCTGCCGACCACCGATCCGGCCACGTCCGCCTTGCTGACATGCTGAATCCAGTAGTAGTAGCTCGCTCCCATCCCCACAGAATCGGCGAAGATGCGTGCTGCGCCAGCACGACTTCCAATCACCACTGCGTTTGAAAAGTTGTCCGTAAGCGCACGCCAGATTTTCGTGTAGGAATGATTGCTGTAGCCCGGGTCGTCCCACGTCAGATAGATCGAAGTCAGGGTGCCTGCGGCAACGAGCCCGGTCGGTGCTGGCGGGGGCGTCGTGTCGCTCGGCGGCGCCGCTGGCAACAAGATGTCTCCGGGCCCTGGAATAGCAATGCCTGCCTCAATCAAGCCACTACGCGATACGAGCTGAGAGTCTCCGCGCGTCGCCGCATCGATGAATTCCCGCACCCGATCGAGGAACTGGCGGAGATCGTTCGGGATCTGGCTGATGATGGAGGGAAGTCCGAACCTAGCCACTGGCCAGCTCCTGCGGGGATTGCGCGATACCGACCGATAACACCTCGAATGAAGATTGCACCTCGAACTCCCACACCTTGCCAGCGAAGTCGTTGGGCAGCGGGAACACCCGGTCGTCGGCCACCGTTGCGGTGTAGGTCAGCTTGGCGCCCGATGCCGTCAGCAATGCGGGGTAGGCAGCGGCAATGGCGGTCGCTTCCGCCGCGCTGCTCACGGTCGAGACCGCCTTGAACGTGACCGGGTAGCCGGCGGCTTCGACGCGAGCCCAGCCGATGTTGCGCGGTGTCGGCAGGTAGAATGCCTTGGAGTGCCATGTCGCGGTCAGGTTGGTGCTCGCTGCGTCGAACTCGACAAGCTGATTGTCGATGCCGACTGCAAGAAACAACGCATCGCGCTGCGGGTCGTAGTATCCCGCGTGTGCGGGGAAGCTCAAGGCCGTCATATCGCCGGCTGGATCGAGGATGAACCCAGCCGACACAGTGCCGGTGTCATAAAAGCCAATATAGCGCCCATCCAGCAAATAGCCATGGATCGAGGACGGCTTGAATGTCTGCCACTCGTCGCGGGTGAACATGGTTTGTGTGAGGTTGCTCACTCCAGCACTGCTGATGAGGAACATGCCATCCGGTGACGCGAAAATCACCCCACCCATTCCTGATACCACAGAACGTTTTGAGACACATGATTGTGGTAACTGGCCTTTGACCATCACCATCGAATCAGGATGCGATCCGGTGACAGTATAGGGGGCGCTCTTTGTCAGCACGATCAACGTTGCATCAGCCACGCCCAGGGCCACGATGTCATCATCGACCGTCAGGATGTAGTTCTGCGGCCAGGCATGAGGATAGAACGGCTCACAGAAATAAACGTCCTTGCCTTTGAACCCCGCCATGAGCCCGTTTGGCAGCGCGACCAGTCCTGCGAGCGTCGCCGGGGGCATATCCCAGTAGAGAGATTGTAGTTCCTCTCCCAGATCGGCGGTGAGCACAGAATCGACGTAGGACGTGGCGGCTGCTCCGATGTCTGCAACGTAGAGGTAAGTTCCGGCCGTAGCCCGAAAGATGGCCTTGCCGGCAATGTCGTAGTTCCCTGTCGGCGGAACGGCAGGAATGTCACTTACCGTGACGGTCTGTCCGGGAAGCACAGAAATCAGCGCCGACGCTGCCGATGGTGGGCCGAGCTCGCCAAGAGATGTCTTCCAGCAATAGACGTAAGTACGTGTCTCTGCCGTTCCCGATCCGGTGCCACCAATAGCGACAGTGGGCGCCACGCCGCGAGGCAGCCCAAGCGTCCATGAAGCCACAGGGTAGTTCGAGCCGCCACTGGTGCCTAGCTGAAACGTGGTGACGCGCGGTTCGGTGCCTCCTCCCGTCCAGTAGGTGCGCTCATAAGTATCCCCGGCGACGAACCCACGAACCACATCGGTATCATAGGTCCAGTGAAACCAGTACAGGATATCGCTGTCAGTGCTCTTGCCGAAGCGATAAATGCTCCGGACAGTTCCCGACTTTGGAAGTGATGCGATGATGGACGAATTGCCCTTGAGAGGGCGCAGGCTGCCATGCCACAGCTTGCAATCAATGGCCGTTTGCGCCTGATTGTCGGCGAGTAGCCGTGGCTCGGCGCGTGGCGCGATGCCTCGAAACTGGCGGACAACCCAGCCGGTCACGATTCAAGCACCGCAGGAGCAGCAAAGGGCAACAGTGCTGCGAACTCTTCTGGCGGAGGTGATTTTGGCAGCAAAGTATTTGCCACGGCAGACTCCTGCCTGAGTTTTTTAGGAACCTGTCACTTCCCGATCGGGATTTACGACAAATTTCTCAACTTGGACCGCCGCCAAACGTGATGCGCTGTATGAAGCGCTCCAATCCTGATGTGCCAAGGCTCGCCAGCGTGGCCGCAATCCCGATCTGCGCAATCACGGGAATTTCAGGAAGCCACGCCAGCACAGCTCCGGCTGAGACGGCGAGTCCGGCCGTCGATAGACAGCGACCAATCACAATTCGTACAGTCAGCTTCTCTTTCGAGGCGAGCAACTGTCCAAGACCAATGAGCAGTCCGACCAGCCCGAATATGGCAGACATGCCGAACGATCCCTCAGTGAGAGACTTTAAATCTGGCATGCCTATCCCCTTACCTGAGTCCGAATACCGATCGGGTTCTTTGCGGTGCATCTGTATCTCCTGTCTCGGCGTCGTGGCGCGCCTCAATGGCAGCAATAGCGGCCGTTCGCATGTAGAACGAAGCAGCTGTCATATCGCTCCACGGTTTTTTTGGCATGGATAACAGCAGGCCAATCGCGCCCCACCCGATCTCACGGGCATATCTGTTTGCGAGATCATCGCTATCCACCCCAGTAGCGGCCAGTGTCGGCTTGATAGAGACTGTTGGCAGCAGTGTGTAGATTGCGTCAGGAGTAGGGTATACAACGAGCTTGGATGAGGAGGCACTGCGCTGGTAATGTGTCGGCATTCCGCTGTCATTCAGCATCTCTGCTGAAACATCTGTCGTGGCCAGTGGATCGAGATCGTCTCCGTCTGCGATGCGCACACGCTCGACACGCACGATTTCCGTGCCTGATGGCAGTGTAAGCGTGATGGGTGTGGCGCTGTCTGCTACGGTTGCGATAGAGGCCAAGGCGCGACGATCGCAGCGCGAATCATGGAAGAAGCTGATGGCAGCAAGTTTGATAGCGTGCTCGGCCATCAATTGTTCTACAGCTGGAGCCCACGGCATCACGTAATCGAGGAAGGTGCTCCAGGCTTTCAACGTCAGGTTCCCATTGCACGGTTGAAGGTTGTCAAGTAGGCCGGCGCACGCGCGCCTTGCGCGTTTTCATCGTCCTTCAGCGCAGCACGGCCAATGATGAAATCTGCAACCAAACGACGATATGCCAGAGGCAGCGGGAAAGTACCGCCCAGTGCAAGGTCGGCAAGGGGTGTTCCAAGTGATCCTATAAACAGATCGGAGCGAAGTACCTTGGCAAGTTGCAGGGCGTCATTTCCATAGGCCAGCAACTTGGCGTCCGACCAGCGTACCTTTCCAGGGTCGTTCATATCGACTCTGGCCAGATCAACCACATCCTGCATGGTCGCCATCGCAGCTTACTCGGTCGTGCCTGACAGGACCGACAAAATGAACTCACGCAGCTTGTCCTCGCCCATGCGCCTGTCCACCTTGATCTCATGGCGATCTGCCAGAGCCAGCAGTCCGTCCCTGTCCAGATCGGTCAGTTCATCGTTGAGTTCCTTCACCGCGCCGGGCTGTTTGTGAACAACCATCATATCAGCCAGACCGGAAGCCACTGCCTCAAAATCTGACGCTGTGACATAAACGGTAAGCGGAACCATCCCTTCCATGGTGACGCCAGAATGCGCATCAATCGCACTCTCGTCGAACGCCCACACATCTGGGAACTTGAGCAGCTTCACGGCCTTGTCGTCTGGGACCAGGTGCGTTTCGTCGCCGATCCATGTCAGGCCGGTGCCGGCCACGTTGTCGTCGCGCTTCTGGCGGTTGCCGACGTGCTTGATCGGAACCATGACGGTATGACTTGACCCAGGCGGGCCGATGACCACATTGGGTTCCTCTTCCATCAGATCGGTGATCTTGTCCATGAAGCCATCGGCATCACGTGACAGGTAGTTCTGTGGTGCAGTTTCCATGATCTCTGATCTCGGATGCCTAGTTCGGAAAAAAGACCAGCCCAGTGCGAACCAGGCTGGGGATAGGCGCTTTACAGCAGTCCGGAATTGACGGCGCAGATGTACACATCCATGGCGGCGGCACTCGCATCATGCGACGTTCCGCCAAGGGTTACCGTCAGGTACGCCGACTTGGGCAGCGTTACTGCCGTCACGGCTGTATTGTTTCCGTCCAACGCGACCGTGGCTGCCAGGGTGTTTGACAGCAGGAAGTAGTCAGCGTCCTGTGGAACTGCTGTGTCATCAACCCCATCAATGTAAGCGAAACCTACAGTACCAGTGACGCCGGTGCCGAATGCGTCTGAGACGACAATTTTTGCGAATTGCGGCATGAGTCTCCAGCCGGCAGGCAGGATGCCAAGAATGATGACATCGCCGGTTGCAATATCAACACCGTTGACGAGTCCAGCCGCCGTGACCGGCAGCTGATAGCGCTCGACGATCATATTTCCAAGCGCCGTGTTGTGGCGCGGATGATGGGTCGGAATGTTTTGAACTTGAATAGTTGCCATGAGATTGGTTTCCTTTATCTGTTCATTGGATAGAAAGCAACGGAACGGCGCTAACTGCTCCTTGGCTGATCATCACACCTATTATGGTGCGGGCGCGTATGAATCGATCGCCATGACGCCATGATCTACAGGAGCACCGTCAATGGTGAATCGAACCTTGGCCTTTCCACCGATACCTGAAATGGAGCACTCGACACTGTTGTTGTGGTCCTCGGCCACCAGCCGCTCGAAATATCGGTAGTGAGTCCCTGAGTCAGTGTCAGCTCCGTAGGCGTCGATCATCGCCTGAGCCCCGAGCAGCAGGGCGCGCTCGACCGTGATGTTGGCTGCGACAGTGGCAGCCGTTTCAGTGGTAGCGTTGCTGTAGTATTTTACGGAATCGCTCGGGTTGAAACGGATGGAACGACCCATCTTGCGGATCAGGATGTTGTTCCACATGCCCGGCTCGCCAGTGAACAGCGGATGCTTCTTGCCACTCTCGAACGATGATGCACGGTTCCATGCGTTTTGGAGGAAGGTGCGCCACACCTGGCCAGAGGTGTTCTTCTGAATGTGATGCCACTGCCTCGCGGTAACGAGCAAGAGATACATCGGCTCATCATCCGCCATGACATCGCCAGCCAGCTTGATCGGCTGCAAGGGGAAATCCATATCTTCGATCATGGCCTTGGCGCGATCGATCTCTTCCAGCGACAGAAAATCGGTAGTGCCGATGCCGGACGGATCAATACCACCGCCGGCGGTGAAGTAACGCCCGAAACTCGGGGTCTTCGGCGCGTTGACCATGATGTCCTGAAAGTCAGGATCGGTATCCAGAGGAACTACCCAATCCTTGGTTAACTGGCTACCGCGCTGGCCAGCCAGATGCACGAGCGATACCTGATCTTCAAGGCGTGATGCCCAGCCGGTCAGGTTTGACATGCCAATTCCACGCAGGTTGTGCTTGGTGCGCTTTTGCGTCATTCGCCCGCCACCGTCAACACCTCCGCGCCACTGGTTGATCCTCACGTCCATAGACGAAAAGGTCAATTCCATCAGCTTGCCGGCGAGCTTCTTGTCGCCCATCACTGGCTTTCCGGTAATGATGTTGAACAGATCGGCAGACACCTGGTCTCCGGCGTTCTTCACAAGATCACGAATCTGCACAATCGGCATGTCTGGACTCGACTGGCCGCGCAAGTTGGCTTCTGCATCAGCTTGCTTCGGCGCCGGGCCGGTCAGGTTTTTACGCAGACTGGGCCGCTTCTGTGCCTGGGCGAAAGCGGCGGCAGAGAACGTTTTGACCGCAAGGGCAGAACCGTATGGAATACTGGTCGGCATGATAGATC